TTTATAGGGCTATTTTTATTGGGCATTGTTACAGGATTCCTTGTAAATATTTTTATGACGGGATTTAGATTGCTATGAGCCATAACTACAGAGACGGTGGCAAAGGGGATAAACCAAGACCCTTTAGCGTTGACTTAGAAAAGTTTGCGGAAAACTTTGACCGCATATTTGGCAAGAAAAAAGAAGCTAAGATTGAAGAAGTTGATGAAGGTGTTTATGTTGTAGAGGTTACCGACAAGGAGAATGAAAAATGACTATATCTGTATCAATTACAAAGGAGAACAAAGATGGTTCGGCTGATGCTCTTATCAGGTTCGAGAAAGAAGACCTCGAAATTCTTGTTCAGTGGGGGTTTGTCGCTATGCTTAAAGAAGCCATTAATGAGTATGCCACTGCCGACCAAATTAATGCTAGAGCTAGTGCTGGCAATGCTAGACGAGGAAGAAAACCAGCAGTTAAAAAAACAAAGCCAACGATTGCAAAAAAGAAAAAGTAAATGAATTTTTTTGCGCTGGTAGGGTTTACCCTCTTTCTAATTGCAATGTTTAACTTGATTTATGTTGGGGTTCAAATTAGCATTAAAGAGCCTGTGTATGCTTGCTCTGAAGTAACTAAGCAAGACCCCATTAACGTTCAAAGGAAGTGTAAAAAATGACTTGGAATTTACGTTTAGTAAACATGGAATCTGAAGAGTTTCCTGATGAAAAGTATGTAGAAATTCGGGAAGTTTATTACGATCAACTTGGGAAACCATTAGGACATTGCACCGCCACAATGGGTGGAGAAGATGCAAAAGAAATTAAGCAGTACTTAACGTGGGCGATGGAAGCCTTAGATAAATCAGTTTTAACTTTTGGAGACAAACATGACAACATTCACAACTGAAGATCGTTTAAACGCAACGAATGTCCCGTACACAACGCCAACTGGCATACAGATGGGCAAGTATTATCAAAAGCCTATGTATGTAGAGCATGATCGGGATATGTTATTGATACAGTCTTATTTGATTCAAGATCCAAAGATACTCCGCAGACAGTATTGGACAAATTTTGCTTATTACTTTGCATTAATTTTGGTTGTTTTAATTATTTACTTGAAAGAAATTTAAAAATGAAAGAGCCTATTCCCTTTGGTGGTTGGATGCATCATAGCGATGACACCGTTACTATTAGTATTCCGCCAAAAACTGAACAAGTAGACCACCCTAAGCATTACACATCACACCCATCAGGGGTTGAGTGTATTCAGATTACTGAGCATATGGGGTTCAATCTTGGCAATGCTATTAAGTATGTATGGCGGGCAGATGAAAAACACAATGCCGTAGAGGACTTGCGTAAAGCAGTTTGGTACATCAATCGTGAAATTGCTAAAAGGATCAAATGATCATTAAGCTAACTCCCGCAGAAATCCAAATGGCGGCTTTGGTTGGTTCTCAAAGGGTAATCGAAAGCATAAAGTGGGGCGCTAAACATCGTTTTGGCGGTCAGAATAAAGACACTTGGCAGATGAATATTGAGGGTGCTTGCGGTGAATGCGCCTTGGCTAAGTATCTAAATGTCTTTTGGTCTAAGGGATCACATGGTGCTTTGGATGTTGGCAAGTACAACGTCAGGACAACGCACCATGAAAACGGTTGTTTGATCTTGCACGGAGACGATGCAGACGATGTAATTACTTATCTAGTAGTAGGTTTACACGGTGAGTACCGCATTGCAGGTTACATATCGGGCAAAGAAGGCAAGCAAGCGGAGTACTGGAAAGATCCACAGAACACCCAACGGTGGGCTTACTTTATCCCGCAGAATAAACTTCACTATGACTACAAAGAATGAAAAAGAACACTTTAGAAAACTCGCAGAATTCGGTTGTGCGTTGTGTTACAAGCTTGGCTACGAAGGGACTCCAGCGGAAATCCATCACATTAGACGAGGTGGCATACGAAGCAAGTCTCCTGTTATCCCGCTCTGCACGGAACATCACCGAGGAAATTCCAGTATTCACGGATTGGGTAGAAAGCAATTTGAGCGCACCTTTAAAACGACAGAGGAGGAACTCTTGGAAATGGTATCAGCCAAGTTCCCTCCGCCAAGTTTATAAGGATCAAAAGTAATGTATGTGGGGGTATTCATATGAAGGTATAAAAATATAGCCTTGTAGATGTAATGTTTTTATATATCAGCCAGCGACCCCCATAACAGTGTTTGCGTTGGCTGACCTCCTAACTTGAGGGTGGCAAGTAATCTACATATCCACCCAACTTTACTTAGAAAGGTATGAAATGAATCAATTAAAAGAGCAATATGAAATGAGTCAAGCAGATGTGGCTGAAAGAATGTTTTTAGCCAAGAACACAGTAATGAACATTGAAAAGCGGGCAATGGAAAAACTTAGAAAGGCAATGGAAGAACGTGGTATATCAGCAGAAGATATATTGGGAGGCATGAATGACCGAGTTTGAAGATGAAGTAATTAGGTTGTTAAAAGACATACTGAAATCAGTCAATGTTGGACAGTCTACAACGCCAGCAAAGTATTCAGACCAATGGTGGAAAGAAGTGGCAGAGTTTAATAAACAATTAAGGGAGCAAGAAAAATGAATCCAAATGAACTGGCTGATGAATTAGATGCTGCGTTAAAAGCAGTCGGTTTAAACGACAACCGAGTTCCGATGGTGCTGCGTCAGCAACACGCAATTATTGAAGCGTTAGATAAAAAAGTGACTCAGTTAAAAGAGCATATTGCCCATCTTGAATCGCAAGTTTACGGAGGAACCACAAAGTGATTGAAAGCATAGTAAAACCGCAAATTTTAGACAACGACATTGCGGTAATGAAAATCATACAACTCATGGGGCAGCTAAGTTTAAACGACCTTTCTTATGTTTTGCAGTTGGTTGCTAAGGTCTACCTTGCTACCGAAGAGGCGCATAGAAATGAACAATGAACCAGTAGCGTGGATGTTTCAAGGTGCTTTTGACATTAGCACTTATGTTTCTTTTGAGAAACCTAATCCTGATATTTATCCAAACCCAGCACCACTCTACACTCATCCAGCAAAGACACTAACAGATGAGGAAATATTAAGTTGTTGGGTAGAAGAATTTACAGGCAACGCACTTCCTAGCATTGATTTTGCTAGAGCAATACTAAGAAAGGCACAAGAGAAATGAGTTCTTGGCTCATTATTGTTACAGGTATGATCTATGGCTACATAGCTGTAGAACAGGGCATTAAGGGAAACCTAGCTATGGCGGTGGTATATAGCGGGTATGCCTTTTCCAACGTGGGACTTTACATAATGGCTACCAAGTAATGTGTAACATATGCTACAATTGTTGCACTGCAGCATAACTTAAGGAGAATATTATGTTTACATTTGAAGAGCAGTTTAAGAAGTTTGAAGAGTTTACTGACCGCACAAAACAAGCTTACGAGTTTTGGGTTAATGCGGTAATGTCTACTTGGGAAGACTTCTATAAAACTAAGAAGAAATAAAGCATAGAGCTTTGGGGGTGGGTAGAAACTGCTCACCCTGTTTAAACACAATAAAGGACGCAATGAAAAACTTAATAATTCCTACTACTGTTATTGATGGGTTTTTTGATGATCCCGATGCGGTAAGGGAACTTGCATTAAAACAAGATTATTTTTCTGACCCGTTAAATATGTATCCTGGGAAACGTTCAAAACCTTTACACGAAATTAACCTTGAATTGTTTCAATATATACACAACAAGTTTCTAAATATTTTTTATCCTGATTCCGTTAACACACCCTACTCCTACAATGCTACAGCCGCATTCCAGCTTATTGATTCTGGCTATAAGGCTGGATGGGTTCATTATGATCAAGAACTTATAACGCTTTTAATCTACCTTAATAAAAACCCCAACAAAGAGGGGGGTACGTCAATATTTTCTCAAAAAATTGAAGGCTATAATTATCCCAACAATGCTGAAAAGAAAAAATCTTTTTTTGGCGGGCTTATGAGCGAAGAAGAAGTTGAGCCATATCGATTGGAAAGCAACAATAGATTTCAAGAAGAAATTGTGGTTAAAAATAAGTACAATCGGTTGTTTGCATTTGATTCGCATTTACCTCATGGTGTAAATGATTTTACTAATGATGAGCCTAGGCTTACTTTGGTTTCGTTTATTCATGTTTTGCAAGCAAGGAACTATCCAATACATACTATGAACAGGACGCATCAATAACTTTTGATACCTAAAGGTTGCTTTTTGCAACCTTTTTTTATACTTATAGGTAACAAAAAAGTTTCCCGATCAGGCAATTCTGATAAAAAAGTAGGCAAAAAACCGAAAATATTCCCGAACGGGGCATTTTGTAAAAAAAAGTTTTGGGATTGTAAAGGCTTATAAATCAACTATTAACTTAAAAATAGCCCACTATTAACTTAAATGTCACCCATTATGTACATAGACTCTACGATATGTACAAAATGTCAACAAATCTGTACATATGCCGACAATATGTCTACAAAACTGCAAATTTTATACATATATTTGGATAGGGCTGTATTTGGCAGTTGCTACACGTTAGGTGGAAAGCCGTAAAAACCCTAACTTACTGCATCCTACAATGACGGCTTAACGCCCTATAACTCTAGCGGATCGAAGCCCAGTTCGTCTGATATGACCTTGGTTCGTCTGCGAAACTCAGCATCGTGGTGAGACCATTTGGGTGTCTTCCAACGACTCATGTGAACACATTCGTGGATTAGGACACGGATCACAGTCGATAGGTGACCACACTTCTTGTCTGAAATAGTAATGACGTGTTCAAACTTCTCGCCATCGTCATATAGGTATGTGCCCATCACCTCTGGGTCTGAATCCACTACAAATTTAATTTGCTCAGGCAAAGGCATATCCCACTTTTGAAATGGTTTCATGCAATAGATTGCTGAATACAGATTTCTGATAATAGCTGGGGTAAGCTTCATGTTTAAACCTTGTTTATGCAGCCACGGAACTCAAACTCGTCTTCTCCACATACTTGAATCAACTCTGGCAACATTAGTCTGCCCCGTTCAAACGACAACAAAGCAAACCCTGACCGCCAATCTTTTGGTCCGTCTTCTGTGTAATGGACAAATTGCTCTGAATTGGGGTCTGCTAAACATCCAGTCTGAACCCCATATCTAGTTCCATTATAGTCAGTGATTGGCTGAACTGCGAGGTTGTGAGTATGCCCAGTTATCATAGACACTCCAGCGTTTAAACTGTTTGCCCGACCTGCGCCGAAACCACCTTTCCAACGGTGTTTAATACAGGTGTCCTCATTAATCCAGTAGCTCCAGCATGGTTTCCATAGCGGGAAATGGTCTTTAAGGGTAAACCCTGATACCCCTTCATACTGGGGAACCTGAGCCGCTAGGAAGGTCTCAAATCGTGCGTCATGGTTACCCATTGTCCACACCAATTCAGCGCCTGTAGAGACCCTTTCAATGCCCGCCATGAACTCCTGACAAGCTTCCAACTCTTCTCGGACTGAGGGGCTATGAGTCCACCCAATCCTAGGATGTCTGCTATTTTGACTGCCATCAAAAACATCGCCGTTAGCCACAACAACTTTAGGTTTAAACTCTTTGATGATCATTAACAACGCTTTGTAGGCGGTAGTGTAGTCGTTGGGCCAAAAATGAGCGTCTGAAAACACCACAACTCTGCCCTTTTCCATTTCAATGCCTCGTCTTGCATTGCCTATGACTTGCTCTAATTTCTTCATCGGAGAAATTCTAGTGCCCTCTAGGGTTGGCAATTGAATTCTTAGTCTAGTTTCAATCGATCTTCGTCTGTTATACACAGAACGTACATCCATTCCATATTTTTCAGCAAACTTTTGCGGACTACCTATTTCTCGCCAAGCCGCTATAAATTGGTCATCCGTTAGTATGTAACTGACCATATATTTTCCTGTCTAGGAATTATGTAGATTACATTTATAACATAGTAATCTGACAATAAAAAGTATTAATTACAATAACTTACCGAATTCCAAGAGTGTTGGATAATTTCACACCTTGCTCTGCAACACGATTATATTGAGCGGTTAATTTATTAACTGCATCCCTTCTTTGATCGGGATCCATTGATTGATTATTGTTAGTTGCTTCAATTGCTTTGCGGATAGAAGTCATGCTTGTAGCAATTCTTCTTAAAGCGGGAGCAGATGCCATTAGCTTACGCTTGTCTTCATCTTGCATCATTTCTGCGGCTTCTTTGCCTAAGCCAGTTTTAGTCATGGTGCTAAATTCTTGAGCAACTTGATTGGCAGTCTGTTCTATTTGATAAAAGTCAGCCACTGCTTTATTAGAATTAGGATCAGTTAAGAATGATTTAAAGAATGGTTGTTTAGCCAAATTCTTTGAAGTCGCTTCTTTGCCTTGTGCAGTAGTAACAAGTGAGTCTGCTAGGGTAAACCCGAATGTCCCAGCCTCAGCCATGTAGCCTTGCATCAAAGCATCAATCTTGGCGGGAGAAAGACCTATTGCGCCCAATCCCGACTGACTTAAAAACTTGGCGGTTTCACTAGCGTTTCTACCACGCATTTCAACTGGCAGTCTGGACTCGCCAATACTTTCAATTGGGTTGCCAGTAAAGAATGAGTAATTAGTAATAACTTCTAGCAATGGCTTAACTGCCTGTGGAACAGGGACACCGCCAGTAGGTAGGTTATGCAAGAAGCCATCTTTATAGGACTTAAGCATTTCTTTGCCTGTTGCATTGCCAGCCAAACCTCTGATAGCCACTTCGGGCAATGTCTTGAACAGGAAACCAACTTCATATGGAACTGGGACTTTAATAAAGCCTTCGCCCAATGGGTTCTTCATTAGCCAGTTATTGTCTTTAACGTAGTCAGGCAACTTCTTATACTCGTCATCGTCTTGCATCAACATAGCGTATGCAATTGTGCTGCCGAGCATTAAACCAGCACGTTGTTTAAACAGTTTCTTGGCTGCTTCTTTTTCTGCTGGAGGTAAACCGTAGCCAGTTGCCGCACGATAAACGGTGTCCAAAGATGTAATTGAGGCTGACAAGAATGGAATCATCTGACGTAAAGCATTTAAACTCTTTGAATTGCCGTGAATCATAAAGTTAATTGACTCACGGGCTTTCATAACAGCAAAGTTGGTTGCTTCGGCTTCGCTCATACCTTTGTTTAAACCAGCTTGCTTTTCCTTTTTAAAGATTGCAACACGGGTTGCGGCATCAGATGCTTCATGGATTTG